AACCACTTTACGATCTCATAAATAGTAGCAAAACTGATGATAGACACGTATTTTTTGTTCATGGAGGAGTTGCTACCGAAGAACGAGAATTAGTTAGAGAAATTACAGAAAGAGAGAATAATGCAATCATTGTTGCTTCCTACGGCACTTTTTCTACTGGTGTCAATATCAGAAATCTTCATAATGTTATATTTGCTTCGCCTAGCAAATCAAGAATACGAAATCTCCAATCCATCGGAAGAGTCTTACGAAAAGGAGAAAATAAAGTGAAGGCAACTCTATATGATATTGCCGATGATATTAGTTACAAATCAAGAAAAAATTATACACTAAATCACCTTATTGAAAGAATTAAAATTTATAATGAAGAAAACTTTAATTACGATATTGTAAACATACCTCTAAAAGACTGATGGGAGAAGAGTTCTATTGCATTTTAAAATTAGTATCTGGAGAAGAGATTTTCTCTTTAGTGATGGTTGATGAAAATGAAGGAGATCCTATTATAATTCTTCAAAATCCTGTCATGATGAAATCATATCAAAATTACCAAGGAATGCATATTAAAATTAAACCTTGGATTGAAATGTCATCTGATGATTTTTATATGATTAAACTTGATAAGGTTATAACGATGACTGAAAGTAAAGATCAAAACTTAATTAATATCTATGAAAATTATATTGAAGATGATGATTCAACTGAAGTTCATTACTCCGGAGGTCGTGTAAAACCCTCTGAGAAGATGGGATACATTGCTTCAGTAGAAGATGCTCGTAAGAGCCTTGAAAGAATATTTAAAGATCTTAAAGAAAGCTAGTACTTATCTTCAACGGAGACAAACCTAGTCTATTCGTATTTTGATGACTTGTCAAGCCCTTGAATTATGTGTTATAATAAACAAAAGTTATCATAGATGAGTCCAATGCTATGCCCAAAAAGAAAACAGAACATTATGTAAATAATCGTGAATTACTAGAAGCACTTGTAGTTTATCGTTCTAAGGTTGAAGCAGATTTCTTAAATAGAAATGAACGCAAACCAACCAAAGAAGATCGCTCAAAGCACTGGGAAGGAAAGCCTCCTATTCCTAATTATCTTGGAGAGTGTTTCTTAAAGATTGCGACTCATCTATCATACAAACCGAACTTTGTGAATTATATGTTCCGTGAGGACATGATTTCCGATGGAATTGAAAACTGCGTTCAGTATATTCACAATTTTGACCCAGAGAAATCTACAAATCCCTTTGCCTACTTTACTCAAATTATTCACTATGCCTTTTTGAGAAGAATTCAAAAGGAGAAAAAGCAGCTAGACATTAAGACTAAGATTATTGAAAGAACTGGTTTTGATGAGGTAATGATGATTGATGACAGCTTGCTAGCAGGGCACAGTAGCGAGTATAATACGATTAAAGACAACATTTCGTATCGAAACAGCCGATGAAGATTGCTATTTTAACGGATACTCATTATGGGGCAAGGAAAGGTTCCAAATACCTTCACGACCATTTTGAGTTGTTCTACAAGAATGTATTTTTCCCTGCTCTGAAAGAACATAAAGTAGAGGCAGTCATTCATATGGGTGATGCTTTTGATAGTCGCAAATCAATTGACTATCAAAGTCTTGAATGGGCAAAAAGAGTTGTATTTGAACCTATGAAAAAGTATGAGGTTCATATGATTATTGGTAATCACGACTGTTATTACAAGAATACCAATAGCGTTAATTCTCCTAGCCTTCTTCTTCAAACGTATCCAAATATCAAGACTTATAGTTCTCCACAAACGATTGCTGTTGGTGGACTGAATGTTATGATGATTCCTTGGATTTGTAGTGAGAACTATGAAGAGACCTTGAATCAAATTCAAAAGACCAAAGCAAAAGTTGCTATGGGTCATTTAGAACTTCAGGGTTTTCGTGTAAATCGCAATCTTGTAATGGAGGATCATGGACTGGAGGCAGATATTTTTTCAAAGTTCAAAAAAGTATTTTCTGGCCATTACCATACTCGTTCTGATAATGGACGTATCTTCTATCTTGGTAATCCTTATGAAATGTACTGGACGGATGTAAATGATACAAGAGGATTTCATATCTTTGATACGGAAACTCTTACTCATACTCCAATTAACAATCCGTATAAATTATTCTATAATATCTACTATGAGGATACGCCTTATCAATTGTTTGATACAACCGAATATGAAAACAAAATTGTAAAGGTGATTGTTCGTAAAAAATCAAAACCCAAAGATTTTGAGAAATTTATTGATAAACTTTATAATGCTAATATTCAGGAACTAAAAATTATTGAGAACTTTGAAATTCAAGAAAGTGAAGATTTCCAAATTGACGAAGAAGAGAATACACTTTCAATCCTAAGTCGTTATATTGACGAATCAGAATTTGAGTTTGATAAAACAATTATTAAAGGTATTTTTCAAGATCTCTATCAACAAGCTTGCGAAGTAGAATAATGTTTCTTCTTACTCTTAAAGACAGAAAGGACGACGGAGCATATGCAGTTCAAGATCAATACGGTCATAAGGTTTTATTTCTTTTTGAAGATGAAGATGATGCAACTCGGTATGCCTTAATGTTGGAAGATCAAGAAGAAACTGAGATGGACGTTGTTGAAGTTGATGATGAGCTTGCTATAAAGACGTGTAAGATGTATAATTATCAATATGCCGTAATTACACCTGACGATATCGTAATTCCTCCTAAGAATGTTAGTATTTCACAAGATTAAATGGAAAAATTTTCTTTCAACTGGAAATAGTTGGAATGAAATTGATTTTGAAAAACACCACACAAATTTAATTATTGGAACAAATGGAGCAGGGAAATCAACTGTTCTGGATGCACTTACGTTTGTTCTTTTCAACAAGCCGTTTAGGCGTATCAATAAACCTCAACTACTCAATAGTGTAAATGAGAAGGATTGTGTAGTTGAAATTGAGTTCTCTGTGAATAATAGAGACTATCTTGTTCGTCGTGGAATTAAACCCAATATTTTTGATATTGAGGTGAATGGTGTTCAACTTCATAAGGAAGCGGACGACAGAGCAAATCAAAAGATTCTAGAAGAGAATATTCTCAAAGTTAATTACAAGTCTTTTACTCAAATTGTGATTTTGGGTAGTAGCACTTTTGTGCCTTTTATGCAACTTACGACAGCAAATCGTCGTGAGGTGATTGAAGACCTTTTGGATATTCGTATCTTCTTTGCAATGAATGCTCTCATTAAAGATAAGATCCGAGTGCAAAAAGATCAAATTAAATCTTTGGATGCCCGTAAGGAAAATCTCAAAGACAAAATCAAGATGCAAGAAGAGTTTATTGGTGAACTTGAGAATCGTGGAAATGCCAATATCAATGCCAACCAACAAAAGATTGCCAATTTAGACACTGAAGTTGGCATTTATATGAATGAGAATGCCAAGATTGAAGAACAGATTTTTGGTTATACTAAAGAACAAGAAGAGGTGATTGGAACTGGTGATAAGTTAGTGAAGCTTAACAATCTTAAAGGTAAAATCTCTCAGAAAGTATCAGCGATTACCAAAGAGCATAAGTTCTTTACTGAAAATACGGTATGCCCCACCTGTACTCAAACAATTGAAGAAGAGTTTCGTGTAAATAGAATAGCAGACGCTCAAAATAAAGCAAAGGAACTCCAGAAAGGTTTTCAAGAACTTGAGGAGACTATAAAGTTAGAACAAGAGAGAGAGCGTCAATTCACAGTTCTATCTAAGGAGATTACGAAACTCAACCATGAGATTTCTCAAAACAATACTCGGATTTCCCTCAACCAGAGACAAATACGAGGTCTTGAATCTGAAGTTCAAACTATTACCGAACAACTTAAAAACAGAAATTCTGAACATGAGAAGCTAGAACAATTTAGAGACAATCTCCAAAAAACATTCGAAGACCTTTCAACCAAAAAAGAAGAAATCGTTTATTACGATTTTGCCTATTCCTTACTCAAGGACGATGGTGTAAAAACGAAGATTATTAAGAAGTATCTTCCGTTCATAAATCAGCAGGTGAATCGTTACCTACAGATGATGGACTTTTATATTAATTTTCAACTGGATGAAGAGTTTAATGAGAGTATAAAATCTCCCATTCACGAAAACTTCTCATACTCGTCCTTCTCTGAGGGTGAAAAAATGAGAGTTGACCTATCTCTTCTCTTCACTTGGAGAGAAGTTGCAAGACTTAAGAACTCAGTAAATACAAATCTGCTGATTATGGATGAAGTATTTGATAGTTCTCTTGATGGATTTGGAACTGATGAATTTCTTAAGATTATTCGTTATGTAGTAAAGGATGCTAATATTTTTGTGATTTCTCATAAGACTGACTTACATGACAAATTTGAAAGTGTCACAAGGTTCGAAAAAGTCAAAGGTTTTTCCCGTATAGTGTCTTAATACCTTCAAAGAACAATGCAAGTTCCTAATCGCCATCACCATTCCAAGAAGGAGCAGAAGCGAAAACTAAAACCGCAAGCACTCCGACAAGCGAAGGCACGACGCCAAGCACTCAAAAAGCGCCTCTCAGGGGGCGCTTCTTCATTTAGTGCGCTATATATGGTATAGTAGCGAGAGATACATATGCTTACTATCAGAACTCTGGGAGATAAAGTCCTGACTCAAAAAGCAAAAAGAGTCTCTCGTGTTGATGATACGATAAGAACTCTTTGTGCTTCTATGGTAGATATGATGCTTGAAAATAGTGGTATTGGACTTGCTGCAAATCAAGTAGGAGTGTTGAAAAGAATTATTGTAATATTAAATGAAAGTATTCCAGTTGTAATGATAAATCCTGAGATTCTGGAGTTTTCTAAAAAAAATTGTGAAATGGAAGAAGGGTGCTTGAGTATTCCTGGTGAATATCTGCAGATCACAAGACCTGAAACGATTAAAATTAAGTATCGCAATACAAAAGGAATTCCTTGCATCAATAGTTATTCTGGTCTTACTTCGAGAGTCATTCAGCACGAAATAGATCATCTTGATGGAATCACTATGAATACTAAATAAAAGATAGGAAAGTATTTACAAGAAAATGACCGTCCAAAAAAATGTAAATTTATACGAAGCCTATGCTTCCATTTATGTTTCACAAGAAGAAGTTGTTGAAGAAGTAGAAGAACTTGATGAAGAACCAAAGGGTCTTCCATACGGACCTGTAGGAAAAGGATTTAAAAAACTTCCTGCTGGACCCAAGAGAAATAAAATGATGAAAAGGGAGAAGGACTATACCAAGAAAGCGATGGATTATGCTAGTCGTGAAGGTGAAGCGGCAGGTGAAGATAGGCAAAAAATGGGAAGAATTAGTTCTGCTCTAACTAATCCAAGACTGCGTGAAGAAACCGACCTCTTTGACACCATTCTTGAGCACCTAGTTGCCGAAGGTTATGCCGACACTAATGAAGCGGCACTTGCTATTATGGCAAATATGAGTGAAGAGTGGAGAGAGAGTATTGTTGAAGCATTGGACCCAGAATTTGGTTCTATGAGAAAACGTGGTGGACGTAGTGCCCCTCCAGAAGAACGCTCTGTTGGTGGTGAAAGGAATAGAAGGAATAAAGATTATTGGGCAGATGTTCAAGGTAAAAATAGAGATAGGGGAAGTGGCAATAAGGCAAAAAGAAGAGCCGCAGAACTTGGTTGATACCACTTCCAAAACTGGCACACAAGAGGGTCTCACCACCCTCTTTTTTTGTATAATACGTTCATAAGAAATCAAATCTATGACCGTCAATCACGAAATCAAGTCCCACCTTGCCCGACTGCTTGCGACCGAAGACCTTGTAGTTGAGCATAAGAAAGTAGAGACCGCCTGTTTCAACGTTCATACCCGTGTGCTGACGCTTCCTATGTGGGAACGTGCTAGCAGCACCGTCTATGACCTTCTGGTCGGTCATGAAGTGGGACACGCTTTGGAAACGCCGAATGAGGATTGGACGGAGAATCATAAGGTTCCTCCGCAATTCGTGAATATTGTAGAAGACGCACGTATTGAGAAATTGATGAAGCGTCGTTATCCTGGTCTCGCCAAGACCTTCTACAACGGTTATAAGGAACTGAAC